GGGTTCAAGTTGACCTGAGCGTCCTCGATTGATATTGATTGCCTGAATGTATTCGGTTATATCTACGAAATCGGTTGAGCCGTCCAGAACATCGGTGCCGTCAAGTAGAGACGAGTCAAGGGTGAAGGCGTCGGTAACGAAGCCGACATCCAGAAGCACCTTGAATGTTTCCCCCCAGTTCAGCGTCTTGGCCATCGGCTACCTTCCGAACAGGTTGCCGATTGAACCATTGGCGAAACTGCCTCCAGACACGGTGGCATATTGACGCAGATACTCTTCGATGTCTTTGCCGATCTGTCGACCATCAGCACCCCAACCGGCAGCCACATTCACCGTCACCTGATTATTGGTTCCATTCCCATTACCACCGCCACCAGTAACAACCTGATTCGGTATCTGTGTCAATGAAGGATCAAACGGGGTCACGCCAGGAATGTTGATTGCGTCAGCGTATGCACCCTGAAGATTGGCAATAGATTCCTTCAACTTATCCATCGCCTCACGCTCAGCATCGATAGCGTCCTTGACACGCAATGTGGCTTCTTCTTGACGGTCTTTTGCCTCAGTCAAATCCTTGGTGAGATCACGATAGATTTCATCGCCCTCAACCGCACCCTGAACGATGATCCGATAATCATCAGTTGCACGACTCAAATCCTCCTGCGCCCTGAACTGGTCATCACTCGCATCAGCTACAGCCAACTTCGCCTCAGCCAACGCAATTTCAGCCTCACGAATCGCCATCGGTGTTGACTCAGGATCAAGACGAACCTTCGCCAACTCCTCCTCAGCCTTCTTGACCGCAAACACAGATTCCTCAACACGGAACCCAGCCCGAGCCACCCCACGCTGAGCTGCATCCAACTCACGCTGAGCCTTTTGCGCCTCATCTGAACCGGCACCATAACCAGCAATCGCCCGATCCAATTTCGCTTGTGCAGAAATCACATCATTGTTTGCCTGGGTCAAAGATTTATTCGCTGCAGCTGTATCACGTTGAGCGCGAGTGAAGCCTTTTTGTGCATCCGTCGTATTCTTGATGGCGTCAGAATAGGCCTTCATTTTGTCGGCTGCGGTTTGCAGAGCCTTCTTCACGCCACCTCCACCCCCACCGCCACCATCACCACCAAGTTCCTTGTTCACTTGCTGAACAGACTTGGCGAAGATTGCCCCCTTCACACCAGCCCGCTCGAAGGCATCCGATTGATCTTTGGTTGGACGCCCCATCAGGAACAACTCATTGCGAGCATTGTTGACCGAGATGGCTAGATTGTCGAATAGTTGATCTGCGTTTCCGAGAGCATCGGCGACACGTTTCTCAATGTTCTCCGAGGCAATAACGAATCCCAATGCCTTGAAGTATCCACCGACATTTCGACCGAGCGCACTTGCAACACCACCAACGAATGCGATTTGACGAACGAAAGTCGCCATCTCTTTGACAGTTGTGAGAACTGCAACATAGGCGGCCTTCATACCACCAACGAACGTTGTCGAGAAATCACCCATTGAAGCAATCGCCAAATCGAACGCCCCCTTGACCCCCTTATCCCCAACATTCTCGACGAACACCTTGATCGCTGGAACGATGTATTTGTTCACGAATGTCACGAACCGCTCAAAGTATGGGAGTAGATATGTTCCGAGTTCGGTAGCGGCATCCTGTAGACCAGCCTTCAAGAAGCGCATCTGATTAGCAAACCCACCAGAAGTTCGTTCAACGTCACCCTGGGCGAGTGCAGTATCTTTCAGGATAAGCGCATAGGCGGCCTGGGTTTTGGCTGTGATGTCGAGCGCACCTTTGCCGTCATACAGGCCAATACGATCAACCGCTGAGACATGTCTGCGGCCTGATCCTTGCTGATGCCGAACGCCTGAACAAGGTTGCCTAAAGTTCCAGCTGTCTCCAATGTTGCCTGACGGGTAATACCCATGCTGGTTGCGGTCGTCTTAGCGAACTCCTCAATCTCTCGACCAGAAGCCCCGAAGACCGCATTGACCTTTGACTGAGCCTCCTGCAAATCCGAAGCCATCTGAGCCAACTTGAATGACGCTGTAGCGGCAGCACCAAGACCAGCAACACCAGCAATCGCAACCTGCTTGAAAGACGGAATCAACCCCTTCAACGCAGCAACCGCACGACCCTCAACATTTGATGAGAAACGCGCAAAGGCGTTGTTCATCTGGGTTACGCCCTTGATCGCATCCTTTGTGTCGGATACGAACTTGACGACGAATGTGCGCTCACCAGCCATGAGCGCGATTCTACTTGACTTCGAGCATCAGCCTTCTGAACTCATCATGCATCGCACGATACCGATCCACACCAGTCAACCCAATCCACGAAGGCGTAGGTGCAGCATCCCACCAAGCCTCCGACAACATCTCCGCACCAGCCCGAAGCCTACGAGGATTCCTAGCCTGACGCACCACAGGTCGAGGCGAATGAACCTCATCCCAATCAAACGACGTATCAAGCAGAACACCCGAACCCTCATGAAACTCGAACGGTGCATCAGGCGCATGCTGAGGCAGGTAGAACAGTCGGGCAGGGTCTTTCGTTTGTGGGTCGGCAGGAAGATTGAGACGCTCCACCATCTCCAACCACACCGCCCGCCACAACCCAGCAGGCACACGCTCAGCCAACGGCAGAACCAGGTGATAGTGCGGATCATCCAACCGATGCGAATACGTCGAATACGCAAACCACTCCAACCCATCCAACCGAGCCGACTCAAACGATGAACCATCCAAGTCCACCACCAGCGACTCCACGAATCGAACATTCTTGTTCCCTCGAGTTGTGTTCTCGTAATAGGTGACAGGCGACCACAACGCCCCAGCCGACTTCACCTCATTCTCCTCATGAAACATCAGCAACTCTTTGAGATGCGACCAGGAGGACGCCAACGGCTGAGGCTGAACCGCCTTCACCGAACTAAACCAAACCGCCATACCCATCCCTCCTCACCCCCACCCTAGCCAATCGGCAGGGAAAGTCAACTATCGTTCAGCCAGGAAGTTCAGCACCTTATCAATGGCGTTCAAATATTCGGTGGCAATCTCGTTCTTCTTCTTGCGAACCGTAGGCCAGAAGAAGTAGCCCGATCTGCCTCGATGTCGAAGGAACTGACGTGTTTCGGTTCTGGCACCGCCACCGAACTCAGCACCGAAGAACACGTCTCCCCTAGTGACTTTGCGTTTCCGTTTCCGATTAGGACGGGACTGCGATACGAATCCTTGTTTCTCCGAAAGTCTTACGGTTGGAACACGATCAGACTTCGCTCGCATGCCCTTCATTACCTCAGAAGCTTGACGGCTTCGAGATACAGTCCCCGCCTCAAACTTTGCAGCCACAACTAGCAACTCGGCCACCTGAGCGGAAGCCTTGCGAATCTCTGTATTGAACCTGTCGTCGGCCTTAGCCGCTTTGCGGAGGAACTCGGTCAGACCTTCGATCTTGATTGGTGTGTCCCCTGGCGCACCGCCACCAGGGACGACACTAACGCCACCGGCACGACCGAGTGGGATTCCTTGAAACGCCATATTGCGACACTACCTGTTCAGATGAACTGCTCTCCAACGAATATATCCGAACATGGTGTAGAGCATTCGAGGGGATTCAGCCAGCAACACCGATGGTGCGATTCCTGTCTCAACGGACAGGAACGCAATCATCCAGTGGGCTGACTGTTCCCCAAAGGGACGATCACCGCTTCGGCAGCGTCACCTACTGTCAGCATTTCGACATCGTTGATCCAAGAATCAAAGTCAAGACCTGTCTTCTTGGTGCGATGTTCTGCATGCCAGGCGAGGAATGACAGTTGGTTCAATGTCAGTTCTGCCTCGAATGATGCGACGGACTTGTTGTATTTGTTCTCGAACGCGATGAAGTCAGGAAACGCAGCGAGAACGGTGCGTGTCTTGTGGTCATGTGCGCTCGTCACTTCAAGTGCGAGTTTCATTTGTTACCTCCGCAGGTAAGGGTTGTTGTGAAAGTTACGCGCCGGTGCCGGTCTTGGTGACGTTGCCGTCGATTGGCCAGGTGATGCTGGCGGTGGCGAGTTCACCGACTGCGCCTGCGACTGGCGTCCACGAAACGGGAAGCACGTTGAAGGCGTAGCTCGGGTTGGCCGAGGATGCTGCACCTGTGCCGTTCGGCTTGACGGTCATCGCAACTGCGGTGCCGTTTGCGAACGCATCGTAGAACAACTTCTCAATGGTCGGGTAGTCCTGATGCAGGTCAATCGTGACCGAGTGATCCTTCAGGCCTTGGATGCGGGTGACTGCACCCGACGAACCGAAGTTCGTGGTTGCGATTTCCGCTGCGGTCAGGTTGAGGGTGACTGCTGCGACATACGAAGTGATGTCCGTGTTCGCGGTGCCGAAGGTGACGGCCACGTTTGTCAGAACTTGCTTTGCCATTGTTTGTGACTCCTGCCTTCCGGCACTAGAGGGGTTGGATTACAAACCCCAACACTACACCCCAACGCTTCACCCTCTCAAGGGTTAGGCGTACACAACCACCCTGAAGTCCACCATCAGGTAGGTCGTATCATTCCCATCCATCGTCGAGATGTTCGAGGCAGTTTCGACGATGAGGTTCTGTACGACACCGCCGAGCGATCTGTCAGCCTCAATCGCAGCCCGAACCGAAGTCGCACCCTGATAGGACAGATACCCGTCCAAGGCGTTCTGCGCTGAGCGTTCCGCAGCACGACCCACCACCACCGACACCGTGAACGTGTGAATAACCAGACCCCCGCCCATCGCACCGTTGTAGGTGATGGATTCCAGCATCGGCCAAGCGAACGGGGCATTGATGTTGTCCGGTTGCTGGGCATATGCACGAAGCCCAGGGATGGTCGCCAGACGAGTCTGGAGGCCTTCTTTGATTTGGGTGACGGTGGTTGCTGCGCTCACGCAAACATCCGCATTCGTCGATACGGTTCGACGAGCTGCGCGACATCAGGGTCAAGGAAGCGTGACACACGGATCGCACCGATGTCACCGAACCCAGCCACCCCGAGTGGCGAGTCGTAACGCTTGAAGATTCGTGACGCCTGAATGATCGTCGCCTGCGTCACCGTCGAAGGAAC